CTGTAGGATTTTATGGAGGCTTTGCCGGCACGGCAGTTCCTACGAACTTTACAACAAACTTTACGGGTTACTACACAGGTTTTTATACTGGAAGTTTTTCTGGAGCCTATACTGGAACCTTCACAGGAACATATACTGGAACCTATACAGGATTTTACACTGGAAGCTATACAGGTCTAACACTTGATGCTACAACAGCAACAATTTCAACAATTTCATTATGGCTAAGGACAGCATAAAAATGACAAGAGAAATTATAAACCCAAGATGGGCAAACGAGTCTAAAAGTATAATTTCAGCAGAATTTGTGTATGATGATGGGCGTAAATTGAAAGCATCTATTTCAATTCCAAAAGGTGGCTCTAATCCTGATTGGGATGAAATTATAGAAAAATATGGAATTGAATTTTTAGATAGTGCATTAGAAAAAGAACAACAAGAACAAGAAAATAGAAAAAAAATACGTGAAGAAGAAAGAAAAATTGCAGTAGAAAGACAAGCAAAAGAAGTTCTTTTTAATGCAAAAGCAGAAGCATTTGATTTAGATATTGTAAAAAATTCTACTAATAGAGAATTAAAAAATAAAATTAGAAGAGCAAATTCTATCATGGAAGTTTCTGTATATACAACTATTCTTCATATGTTAGAAGATCCTATCGTAAATTCTGCTAATACTTAACATTTAAAGATTTTTCTATGAAAACTTGTGGATTCCTATATGTAGCTTCTTTATCAGAAGCATATTATAAAGCAGCAGTATTTTCTGCAATGTCATTGAAAGATTATTATCCAGAAGCAAATATAACATTATTCACACATGAAAAATTTGTCAAAGACGTAGATAGAAAATTCTTTGATAATATTATAACAAACATTCCTATTCATAAAAGAGCAAAGATGTGGGGTATGGTAAGAACCCCTTATGATATTACATTATACCTTGATGCTGATACTGAAATACGATCTGAAAATATTAAGAATGTTTTTGATATTCTTAATAAAAATGATATAATGTTTACAAAGATTATTCCTCATGTTTCAAACGGAACTAAAATAGATGATGAAAATGATTTAGAATATCACGGCGGCATTATACTCTTCAATAACAAAAAATCTACTATAAATTTTATAAATGATTGGTATGATCTTTATGATGAACAGATGAAAATAGCTGATTGGAAAAATAGCAAATATAAAGCATATATTCCCAGGATGCAAGGATGGGATCAATTTACTATTTGGTGGATGTTTAGACAACCATTATATAAAAAAATAAAACATGCTTTTTTTCCTAATGGAGGACATTCTTATAACTTTATCTATTTGTTAGAAGAAAATAGTATCATTAATATTCCATACAAAGATCTAGAACAAATAATATTTCATTATACAATACCCAAGGAAAAAGTGAATGCTAACAATCTCAAAATTGAATCCAGAACTACTACAAATTTTAACTGAATTTAGTGATTGGTTTTTTTCTCGTGATAATTTAGATTTAGATGCTTTTGTTGGTAAAAATCCCCATATGAAAAATGTTTCTATAGAAACTATGGGTGAAGAATCTACTAGTATTCCGTATCTAGAAAATGCATTAAAGACACCCGAGAAATATGGATTCCCTGCACATTCTTGGGGATTAGAATTACATATTGACCATGCATATTATAATTTAGAAGATGTAAAAGAAAGAGCAAAAAAAACTAATAGCAAATTAATGAATTTTTTTGGTGCAAGAAACAATGCACTCCAAATGTATTATCCTGCAGGTGGTTATATAGGATGGCATAACAATGGAAATGCTCGGGGATATAATATTGTCCTTTCATGCAATCCTGGCGCAGATGGCGAGTTTGAACACTGGGATCATGTGAATAACAAACTAAATGTTTTTAAAGATCAAGCAGGATGGAATTGTAAAGTTGGATATTTTGGTTCTTTTGATGAACCTGATAAAATCTTTTGGCATTGTGCAAGAACAAGAACGCCGAGATTGACTCTTAGTTATGTAATTTTTGACAAGAATATATGGGAAGATATGGTTCAAGACATTAACTGTGATTGACTTTATGATTGATGTAGATGCATGGATCAACTACCAAGTGAGTTGAGCTATTGGTAAAATTATATGGGATGATTCTGCGGTCGAGGTATCTGCAGTTTCCCCACATGCTAATAAATGTATCATCACCGAAATGTTCTGCTGTGTGCTCGAACGGATCTATCAAAAGCATTTCTGTTAAATAATCAAAATTATGTCCTTGCCAAAGCATCACAGATGAATTGCCGTAACCTGTAAAAGCATCTTTATCCTTATTCAATTCAAAGAACTTTTTGTTTTTCCATACAGTATCTACAATATACAAATCATCATGTGGGTCTTTAATCAAGAAATCAATGTTATCTGTAAACAAGACATCAAGATCAAAGTATAAATTCATACCTTTACCCGATATCTCTTTTGAAAAGATGAGAACTTTATTCCACCAAGTATCTAACTCATAATGGTTAATATCAATAAAAGTAATAGGAAAATCTGTTTGATGTTTTGTATCCGTAAGACAAATGAACTTAAATTCATAAGATAAATAATCGGTGCACATGTTATAAAGATTCTCAACATGTGCTAGAGTGTATCCTGGTTTGACTAATACGCAGTAAATATTGATCATGATTGTTAATTTCATCACTTTAAAATGGGGGACTAAATACGGTCCCGAATATGTTAATCGATTATACGCAAATTTGAAAAATGCGTATACCGGCGAGTTTGAATTCTACTGTTTTACAGATAATGCAGTAGGTATAAATCCTGCAATTCATATTAGAGATATTCAAGAATTAAGACCTGATCCTACTCAATGTTTCACTGTAGAAAAGATATTTCTATTTGACCCAGACATAATTAAACTGTCTGGAAATTTTGTGTTGCTCGATTTAGATATACTTATCATTAATGATTTATATCCATACTTATCTTCATATAATTTCACTGAAGGTCGCTTTATCAAAAATTACTGGAGCAATGTTACTGCTGGAACTTTATTATCACAGTTTGGCTGGAATTGGATAAACAGTTCTTTTGTAACATGGAAAGATAATCAACTAAAACATATTATAGATTTTTACTATGACAACAAAGAAATAATTGAATTTAAATTTAGTGATTTAGATTTCTTTTTATTTCAAGGCATGAGAAACGAACTACATTATCATCCAGAAAAAATAATATACTCATATTGTGATGGTGCAAATGAAGAAGACAGACAAGCATATGCATATAGAGAAGACTATTCAATTGTATTATACAATACATCCCATGGGAGGGGAGTAGAACTACATGAAGCTAGAGATTGGTCAAGGGATATTTGGACGAGATTTGGATGAAGTCTATGGCGACCTATTTGAAAAAATAAAAATACCTGTAATAGAAAAAGCGTTATATATTTTAATTAGAACAAATAGTAGATCAGTTGTCGCTGCAAAAGATACACATTGTGTTGATGTTATTTTAAAAAATACTACTAATTTAAAAAAAGTTGCAATAATAGGATCAAAGCTTCCTATAACTTATATGATAAGAATAAAAAATCATTATCCTGATGTTGAATTTATTACTATTAGCGATAGTGAAATTATGGTAATGGGTGAAGAATATCTCAAAAGCATATTTAAATATATAAATTATAGTATTAATCCAATCTTTAAAGATCTTTCAGAATACATTAAAGATTGTGATCTTGTGATATATCCTGAAACAGAATTATTAGTTCCTTTTAGATATTTAAAATATAAACATACAATGCCTTATTTCTGTGCAAATTTTATTTACTATCCAAACAAAATAAATGTTAACGAAATATATAGCAAAGAAGATATGATTGAGACATGTGAGATGGAAAAAGTTATTATTATAGATTCTATAAAAGTAAACTACACAGGCAATCAAAAAACATATTATTATGCGATGGGTTATGGTCGTTAAATTTATAACACTTAAATGGGGCATGAAGTATGGTTCTGAGTATGTCAATAGGTTGTATAAATCTATTAAAAAAACATATTCAGGTGACTTTGAATTCTATTGCTATACAGATGCTGGTAGTTATCTAGATAGTTCTATCTGTGTAAGAAACATCACAGATTTTCCACACTTTGATACTAATGTTTTTACGCTTGTTAAGATGGACTTATTCACACATCTTCCTTTCGATGGTCCTTATGTATTTTTAGATTTAGACGTTTTAATTTTAAAAGATTTAAAACCATACTTTGATGAGTATCAATTTAAAGAACCTAGAATAGGATACTGCTATTGGACAGATCCTAACAGAATATACAATTCATATCATAAAGGTGATTGTTATGTGAACAGTTCTTTCTTGACTTGGGACAAAGATCAATTCAATTATGTCTGTGATATATACGAAGAAAATAAAACTTTAATTAACTATAAATTTAAATCATTTGACAAATTTTTGTTTTACTTTTGCAAGTTAAATTATCATCCAAAAGGTATTATGTATAGTTATAACTTTGGTGCAGAATAT